CCCGGCTAAGAAGGTTATCATGGCATCGCATACAGCTGACCTTGCAGTTAATTTCGGTCGTCGAGTCCGTAACCTCGTGGGTAGTGACGCATACAAAGACGTGTTTCCGAATATTGAGCTCCAAGCAGACTCGAAGTCGGCTTCTCGTTGGGGTACTAACTATAATGGTGAGTATTTTGCCATTGGTGTCGGCGGCGCTCTTGCTGGACGTGGGGCTGACCTCTTTATCATCGACGACCCCCACTCAGAGCAAGATGCCAAGATTGGGAAGGCAGATGTGTTCCTTCCAGCCTGGGAGTGGTTTCAATCAGGTCCCTTACAACGGCTTATGCCTGGAGGAGCAATTATTGTCGTTATGACTCGATGGTCTAAGTTAGACTTAACTGGCCAGATTGTGAATCAGATGATTAAAAATGATGAGGTTGATGATTGGGAAGTTGTTGAATTTCCAGCGATTTTAGAAAATAAAGACGGAGAAGAAGTTCCACTCTGGCCAGAATTCTGGCCGCTAGAAGAACTTCAGTCTAGACGAGCAGCGTTAGACGTAAGATACTGGAATGCGCAGTATATGCAAAACCCAGTATCTGAAGAAGGGGCTCTGATTAAAAGAGAATGGTGGAATATATGGGAAGAAGAAACTCCTCCCCCCTGTGAATTTATTATTATGACTTTGGACGCAGCCCAAGAAGCAAATAATCGGTCAGATTATAATGCATTGACTACTTGGGGCGTATTTTTTAACGAAGAAACCAATAATTATAATATAATACTACTGAATGCAATAAAACGGCGGTTGGAATTCCCAGAGCTAAAGCAGCTTTGCATAGAAGAGTATAAAGATTGGGAACCCGACGCCTTTATTGTTGAAAAGAAATCTAATGGGGCTGCACTCTACCAAGAGTTCAGAAGGATGGGTATTCCTGTTGGAGAATTCACTCCCGGCAAAGGGCAAGATAAAATTAGTCGAGTTAATGCGGTATCAGATTTATTCAATTCAGGTATAGTGTGGGCTCCTGATAAACGATGGGCGTATGAAGTTGTTGAAGAGTGTAATGATTTCCCTTCTGGCGCTAATGACGACTTAGTCGATGCAACCACTTTAGCACTTGCTCGATTTAGGCAAGGTGGATTTATAAGGTTACCAAGTGATGAAGAAGACGATATACCTGGTTTTAGAAGTTCTGCTCAAAAGCGGCTATATACTGTATAAAATTGTAAGATTTACAACTTTAATACTTTTAATTATAGTGAATTTGGTAGAAATACAAATTAAAAAACTTTTAGGAAAATATAATGGCAGCGAATGATATAGATAAAGGGTTAGCTCAAGCACCTCAAGGCTTAGATCAAATGATGGAAAAAATGGCCAATATGGAGCCTGACGTAGAGATTGAGATTGAAGATCCAGAAGAAGTGACTATCAAAGCAGGAGGGCTAGAAATTGAATTTGATAAAGACGAAATGGAAGAAGATGAATTCAATGCTAACTTAGCTGAAGAAATAGATGAGGACACACTTCACACTTTAGCCAGCGATTTATTAGAAGATTATGAAGGTGATTTATCTGCAAGGCGCGATTGGCTAGATACTTATGTTGATGGATTAGAACTACTCGGTCTTAAATTAGAAGATCGCTCAGAACCATGGGAAGGAGCTTGTAATGTATTCCACCCATTGATGACAGAAACGCTTGTTAAGTTTCAAGCAGAAACAATGACCGAAACATTTCCTGCCGCAGGTCCAGTTAAAACAAAAATTATTGGAAGAGAAACAAAAGAAAACAAAGAAGCTTCTGCGCGTGTTCAAGAAAACATGAACTATCAACTTGTTGACGTGATGACAGAATACCGACCTGAACATGAAAGAATGCTTTGGGGTTTAGGATTAGCAGGTAATGCATTTAAAAAAGTTTACTACGATCCAAGCCTAGGTCGCCAGGTTTCTATGTATATTCCCGCTGAAGATCTAGTGGTGCCTTATGGTGCTTCAGATTTAGAATCAGCAGAACGCGTTACCCATGTCATGCGTAAAACACAAAATGAATTACGCAAACTTCAAGTCGCAGGGTTTTATCGAGATGAAGATCTAGGCGAACCTTCACATGATCTTGAAGAAGTTGAGAAGAAAATTGCAGAGAAGATGGGATTCAATGCAACAACTGACAACAGATTTAAAATTCTTGAAATGCACGTCGACCTTAATTTAGAAGGTTATGAAGATAAAGATAAAGATGGAAAAGAAACTGGGATTGCGCTTCCTTACGTTGTAACAGTTGAGCGTTCTACTCAAACTATTTTATCCATTAGACGCAACTGGAACCCAGACGATGATACCAAACAAAAACGTCAGCACTTTGTACATTATGGATATGTACCAGGATTTGGATTCTATTGTTTTGGTTTAATTCATTTAATAGGCGCTTTTGCAAAATCAGGCACAATGATTTTACGTCAGTTAGTTGATGCAGGAACACTATCAAATTTACCAGGTGGATTTAAAACACGAGGACTTAGAATTAAAGGGGACGAAACACCAATCGCTCCAGCGGAGTTCCGTGATGTAGATGTACCATCAGGCACAATCAGAGACAACATCATGCCTCTGCCTTATAAAGAGCCAAGCCAAGTTTTAAATCAGTTAATGAATCAGATTATTGAAGAAGGCAGACGTTTTGCTTCTGCTGCGGATTTAAAAGTATCTGATATGTCGTCTCAAGCTCCTGTTGGAACTACATTAGCAATTCTTGAGCGAACTCTCAAAGTGATGTCAGCTGTTCAAGCTCGTATTCACTATGCAATGAAGCAAGAGTTTAAACTATTAAAAAATATTATTAAGGATTACACTTCTCCCGCATATGCCTATGATCCAGCTACAGGAGAACGAGGTGTTAAACGCGAAGACTATGATTTAGTAGAAGTTATTCCAGTATCTGATCCAAACGCGGCAACAATGGCGCAGAAAGTCGTTCAATATCAAGCGGTTATCCAACTTGCTCAGCAAACACCCGATATTTATGACTTGGTTGAATTAAATAGACAGATGCTTGATGTACTTGGGGTTAAGAATGCAGAAAAATTAATCCCTAATAAAGATGACGTTAAACCTGTTGACCCGGTATCCGAGAATATGAATATTCTAAACAGTAAACCGGTAAAAGCATTTATATATCAAGACCATCAAGCACACTTAGATGTTCATATGACATTTATGAATGACCCTAAAATTAGGGCGTTGGTTGGTCAGAGTCCAAGTGCAAATGTTGTTCAATCAGCAATCGAAGCTCATATTGCAGAACATTTAGCGTTTGAATATAGAAAACAAATTGAAGAACAGCTCGGTGTTCCATTACCAACACCAAATGAAGTTCTTCCAGAAGATGCAGAAATAGAAGTTTCAAGACTTGTTGCTAGAGCCGCACAACAATTGCTGGGTAAAAACCAACAAGAGATGGCGCAGCAAGAAGCAGCACAGCAAGCGCAAGATCCACTTACTCAGATTCAACAGCGTGAACTGCAAATCAAAGAAATGGAAGCTCAAGCAAAAGCTCAAAAAATGCAGGCCGATACAGAGCTTGACAGAGTTAGACTTGAACTTGAAAAAATGCGAATCGATTCACAAGAAAGAATTGCCGGAGCTAAACTTGGCGCTGATGCAATAAGTGAAGACAAACAACTTCGAGCCAAAGAACTTTTAGAAGGGGCGAAGATGGGAGTAAATGTAGTTCAACAAGACAAACAAATGGAGGCGAATAAAAGCAATTCCAGGAAGGAGTAGTAAATGGATTTAACGTTAAAACTTTTAGCTGAAAAGTTAGAAGAGGAACGCAAAGTAATATTAGATAGTTTAGGAGATGGAGCAGCAAAAGATTTTGCTCAATATCAAAACAGTGCAGGCATTATTCGAGGTCTTATGATTGCACAAAGACACATAGCAGACCTTGCAAAAAATATGGAGGACGACGATGACTAACATCGCAACGCCAAATAAAGATATTGTTTCTCCTTCGGGAGCAGTAATATCATCTCAAGTCGATAAAGACGATAAAAAAGAAAAACCCACTCAATTACCAGACGTTAAAGGTTACCGCATTTTATGTGCTGTGCCTCAAGTTGATGACAAGTATGAGAGTGGAATAATTAAGGCAGATAAAACAAGAAA